TATATGGTTCTGTCTTGCGTTTTTGCTCGAACATGTCATACACATTCAAGCTATGTATCAATAACCCTTCTGGGATTGAACAGTGGAATCTTGTACTCGCCGGTGCTGTATAAAAGTCCGATTTTTCCAAGAATTCCACTAATTCGTTTATCCCTTCTCTGTTTATTGAGCGTACAAGACTAACAAACCTGTCTTTATTTTCGCTCATTTATATCCTCCGGTTTAGTTAAATGGAAGTTCGTCATCAGCGTCATCCGGGATATTCATAAACCCGTCATCCGCTTTCTTTCCTTTATTATTGTTTGATTTAGGTGCAGCAGAAGAATTTTCACCATCTGTGCTACCTTTTTTCTCACAGAATTCCTGAGTTGCCACGATTACATCTGTTGTGTAGACTTTTTTACCATCTTTATCATCGTAGCTTCCTGTCTGGATTCTACCAGTAACACCGATCATCATTCCTTTTGTAAGATACTTTTCTGCAAACTCTCCGGCTTTACCAAATGCAACACAAGAAATAAAATCTGCTTCCTGCTTACCTTCTCCGTTTTTAAATGGGCGTGATACGGCAAGCGTATATCTTGCTACACATGTTGCGTTACCGCCCTGGGAATAACGAACCTCTGGATCTCTTGCTAAACGACCTACTAAATTTACATTATTCATTCTGTAATATCTCCTTTTTTATTTAAGTGCTTTTAACTCTTCTAACAGTGCTTTTGAATCCTCAATATTTGTGATTCTCTTCGGGTTTCCATTGGAAACATAATTTTTACAAAGCTCTGTTACTTTTTCATTGTGGGTTGCTGACTTCTCTTTTGCAAGATTGAAGCATTCAAGATTTACTTTATCAAGCTCTGATTTTTCAGCCTGTTTCTTCGCTTCTTTCTTCTTCTCTTCTTCAGGAAGATCTTCTCCCTCATAGATATATAAGCCTAACCCGTGACGGGCACACGCTTTTGTAAGTGATCTCTGAATAGATTTGTTAGCATCTGTTGATGTAATAGAATCTGCCGGAATAGATTTATTACGGAAATCCATAATAGGAAGTTCCTCAATCAGTTCCATATCATTGATCGTTACGCCGGTCTTAACCCAACCAGTACGTCCGTCATCAAACCACGGTCTTGTATTTCCCTTATCATCCATCGTCTGCTCATAGATTTTGAATGTTGCATCTGGGAATTTCTTTTTTACTTCTGCCCAAGCTGCTGCCCATGACAGGTAGTTCAAACCGTTCTTCTGTTTTGTCTTCTCACGAACGTCCACATCGTACAATTCCTGGAAGTAATTCTTTTCGTCCATTTCTTTATTCCTTTCGTCATTTATTATTGCTTGTTTATAGTACCACGATTTCCAAATTTGTCAACTACTTTGCATTAACTTTTGCAGAAGAATTTGAACTTAATTTTTCCATGTTTTTAACAAGCTGCAGATTATCATTCAGAATAAATGCAATCGCCTGATCTTCTGTAAAACCGGCTTTAACATATGCGTCAAACTGGTTTTTATTTCTGATTGCAGCAATCTCACAAATCTCTGTATTATTTGCATAATCTCTTGCTACGTCTACAACTTCTTTGCACACTTCGTAAACTGCCGGTTTATATTTTTCAATATAACCATGAGCAAGCTCTACAAAGCTCTCTGGTGACTCCTTTAATAATCTTAACAATAATTCTCCCATTATTGATGTTCCTTTCCTTCTCTTATGATTTTTAGCCCACACGCCCGTTGGTGTGAACCGTTGTATTCGCCATCGTTTTCAATCAAAAGATTCACTATATTTCTACTAAGACCATATTTTTCCTTACAATATGAAAACAATTCCATTTTTCTTGTGAATTTTATATGTGTACTCCCGATGAATAGATGGTACTGCAATTTTGGATATTTTCTCTTAAAAGACGTATCTCCTTCATTACAACAATATGCTTCGCCACATTTTTTCAATTTGTATATCAATCGAAACTCAGCCTCTTGTGCTTGAATCGGATCTTCACAATACTGTACTATCTCAACTATGATATTGCATGTTCCTCCGAATGATATTACTTCATTCTTCCAAGATTGATTTCTGTGCTTTCCAAACTCATATGCTCTCAATGGGTTTCCCTTTGCAGAACCGACATAAAATATTTTGTGTGTTAAAGGATTTCTGTGGATATACACATAATATTTTTCTGTCGGCAATACAAGATCCCTATGATAGAGCATATATATTTTCATCGTTGACGATAATGAATTTTTTGCCACTCTTAATCAATTTGCTATCATAATCTACAACACCACACTGAAAATCTTTGAACATATCTTTTGCATAAGCAAAACCTCTTATTTTTCCATCAATCGGGAAAAAGATTGTACTATTGCTTATACACATGTTCCCAAGCGAACACTCATACTTAATTTCATCACATTCATATTGAATATCATTTTCTTTAAATACAAGAGTTAGGAAACTTCCAGTTTCGTTTTCCAGAACTACTAACCATTTATCGGCAACAACATCATAGTGAATGCCATAGTTTGTAATCCTTCCATCGTATTTATAAATGTGGTTTGTGCCGTTAATATCAAAGATTATTTTACTCTGATAATAGTTGACAACGAAATATTTTCCCTTGCTCACTTAAAAATAACAACTATCGCTGCACTTGCAAAGATTTCTAAAGCTATTCCCATTCCTCGTAATAGTTACTTCTGTCAAGGTATTCTGCTTTGAAATGTAATACATCTTATTTCCATCAACAACTACTCTTGATTTAAACTTCTTATCAAGCTCATAATCCTTTTCGCTATGAATGATAATCGTATTATTATCGTCCTCAATCAAATATCCATCTGAATGAAAATGATATTTTATCAAGTTTTTGTGCTTATATTTCCTGCCACTCTTAATATCTACAACATTATCATCGGTATCAATGTACATATTTTCATCGACAACCGCTTTAATGTTCGATTTAACCAACAGTTCTATAAGCTGCAATCCAGACTGTACGCCCTGATTTACCGGCTTTCTATTGATCCTTGCAGAGTTATCACATACCGGGCAGACATTGTACTTATCATAGTAATAATCCTTATCTGCATCACAATATTTCAAATGACAACTCAACTCATGGATTTCACCGTGAAGTTCCCGGCTTTTATTCTCAAAAACCGCTTTGAGCGCACTGATAAGCTCTGGCGATAGACCAGCCCATGATCCGATTGTTTTCGGAATCTTTACCGCCGGATTATCTATCACGGAAATACCTTTCTTCATGCGTTCCATGATATTCATATCCGGCTGCATTGTCCCACCAAACGGATGAATTCGTGTCAGAGATTTCCAACTCAATACACTGAATGCATATGTATCTGTTTTCTGGTCAAAGTTATTTGAAACCAGTAACGGATCTTTAAATAAATCCATAGCAACATCGCATTTCTCAGAATCAATTGACCAACTATCGCAGTCAATAATAGAGATATTGTAGTGCTTATCAAACAAAATGTTCTGATCGTTCAAATCGCCAATGTATATGCCCTGCTTATGCAAATCAGCCAAAACATCAAACAATCTGTCAAGCATGGCAAGAATCTCTTTCTTTGTGATTCCATTCGCTTTCACGAATTTCTTATTTGACAATTTCTTGAATTCTTCTCCGTCTACTTTATCCATGATATAGCCGATAAACTTGTTTCGACTGTCATAGACAATATCAATCGGAGAAATGACTTCTGCCGGTAAATTCTTCGCCATTAAGAGCTTAATCTTTTTCTCTTTGGTTGGCATATTCACATGGGGTTTATAAGCCTTTATCAGCTTATCCCCATATTCATATATAATTCCTTCTCCACCTTCGGCTAATACCGGCAGTCTTGTTATGTTACTTTTTAAAATCATTTCTCTATCGGCTTTCTTTTATTTTACTTGTCGCTTGATACGACCTTTACAGTTGCACCAGCCTGAACAGTGGCAGTTGCCATATCTTTCATCTGAGCGTATGCTGCATCAAGTTTGCCGGAAAGTTCCGCATTGCTCTGTGTCAGTGCTTCTACCTGAGATTCCAGATTCTTAATTTTTGCATCTGCCATTTCCTCTGCATGTTTCTTGTCGGATTCTAACGCACGTTTTTCAAATGCAAAGCTCTTATCTGCTTTAGCCTTTGCTTCTTTCGCTGCGTCCTCTTTGGCTTCTGCCAGTTTATCCGGGAATGCTTCAATCTGTGCTTTCATAGCCTGAATTTCTTCTTCTTTTGCAGCAATCGCTTCTTCACGCTCTGTTACAGCATCATCTTTTGCCTGAATTTCTGCTTCACGTTTTTCTTTTTCTTCTGCCCAGGTATCGGCATCTGCCTTGCGATCCATCTTCAGATTGTAGTCATACTCATCTTTCTCACGATTACGTTTCTTACTGATATCAGCATTGTACTCTTTCATTTCTTCGTCAGCCTGTTTCTTAGCTTTCAGAACGTTCTTTTCCAGATCTGCAATCTTCTCTTTTACTTCTGCTGTTTTCTGTGCCAGCTCTGCATCAAGATCCGCTTTCTTCTGTTTGTACTCTTCGTTCATCTCAGCCACTTTCGCTCTGTGAGCATTGATAGCTGCTGCCAGACCGTCAGCTTCAGCTTTAATACCGTAAAGTCCTTCCAGCTCTTTCTGGTACTCATCAATTGCAATTTTCAAATCATTGTACTGTTTCACAATTGTATCTGAAAATACCTCATTGCTTGCTGCTACTTCCGCATTCTGCATAGACGCTTCCAGTGCCTCTTTCTTTGCATTTTCTACCGGCGAATCGCTCATAGCTTTAAGTTTCTCCAACTCAGCTAATGCCTGAGTATATGCATCCATAATCTGTGCTTTTGTTGATTTCTCAGTAATTTTTCCCATTATATGTCCCTTTCTTAAAAAACAATTGTAATATCATCTCTGAATAATTTCTGGTTACGATTGATAAATCTTTTGATTTTTACTGCTTTCCCAGATTTCAAGCATTCAATAAATTCCTGCTTAATCTCATCATCTGCATTTACAATAAATCTCAACCCATCAGAAGCAATGCCAACATTCTTATATTTGTCTTTGCTAAATAGCTTACTTTCTACAGAAACGCCATTTGTATAATGAGTAAGATATTTCTTATCAATGTAATTATAGATATAATATTTCGGGTATTCTCCATCGGTTAATTCAACAAATGATATATTCCCTTCGTTATCTTCCAGAATAAGAAAACCATCTCCACAATTTGATGTAATGAAATACTCATTACTTTCTGTTACCGAAAGATATGTAAAGCACAAGAAATTCTTCATATCTTCAATTGTCTGCCCGTATACAGCAACCAAAGAAGAAAAAGCCTGTTCAATATCATATCCTTTTGATAACAAATGGCAAAATGTCTTTGCTCCTACTTCTGAATGTAATCCCTCAGAACAACCATCTGCTACAACCTTTACTTTGTAATCCGGCAATTCAAACCCGTAATCTTGGCAGTTCATTCCGATAGATAAATGATCGTAACCTATTTTGTTTACAAACATATTTTTCTCCATGTACCGCCCCACCCTTAATGAATGGGGCGAATTCTGTTATTCTTAAATGAAGAAGTTATCTCCATCGGCTACAACGCTCTTTGAGCTTTCGATTACAGATTTACTCAGACAATCGAACGCTTTTCTCAGCTCAGATGCAGAACTTGATACATCCAGAATATTTCTAAATCCCAGGCTCTTTGCAATACCTGTAGCTGTACCACCAAAACTGATGAATGCTGTTGTAATTTCTTTATTATTTAGATCCTGAATTCGGCGTTTTGCTTCACTCGGATCATTGGAAACTGTATCTTCGCCATCACTGAAAATTGCAAATACCGCTTTTACACGTACTCCCTGCTGTTTCAGATATTCCATGTAGTCAGTAAGTTTCTGTGTACCATCTTCGATGACATTGTACAGTGCTGTCATACCACTGGCATCGTAGCTTGTATCAAACTCTGTGATTTTCTTATAACCACCCACGTTGATTGAGCTGTTAAAGTCTGCTCTTGCTACCAGGATTTCATCTGCCTCTTTAGAGTCGGTTAATGCCTGTTTGAACTCTTTCAGGCAAGAAACCATATCACCTCTGTATGAAGACATTGATCCAGATTTGTCAATTCCAATGAAAATCAGATTGACATTTTCACTGTCGATATCATCAACGGCTGTGTTCTGCATTTCGATTTCATCTAATCCATCAATAATAATTTCTTCCATCTTTCTACTCCTTACAGTTTGAACTCAGTGCTGCGTACAATGTTAAATTTATACTTCTTCTGAAGATCTGCATACATCTTGTCAACTTCGGCTTTGTCACCAATTGCAGACATACAATCTTCCAGAATGTAGAACTTTTTCAGCATATCAGTGTCATCTTTGTAAAATTCAAGCATCTGACAGAGAGATTCGTATACGCAATAATCTCTTGCTTCACCGCCAATGATGATTTTGTCAAATTTTGCGAACTTGTTTAATAGTGCCTGGTTCACATATCCTCTTCTGTCATATTCCGGCTTGATAATACCGTACATCTCCGACAGTGGATCTTGACCTTTTACGATAGGGTTCAGTGCATATTTTCTTGCTACACTGTGGAAGTAAATCATGTTTACAAACTGATTTTCCAGTGCTGCACCTTCTGTACCCTGTAAGCAATGATATGTCCAAATGCAAAGTTTCTTTTTAGAATTCTTTTGGTACATGATTGAGTACATCTTTCCTTAACGAGCGTCTTTCTTTATATATTAAAAAAAGAAAATAGATTAATCTTTGTTACGATGCACACAAAAAATTACTTTTTATCATTTATGGTAGCATTTGTC